TGACGCCATCACCGGCGCCTGTCTCGCCATCAGCCGACAACTCTTCACCGACCTCGGAGGCTTCGACACCGGCTTCTGGAACGGCTACGAAGACGTCGACCTCTGTCTGGCATCCATCGCAAAAGGCTTCCGTAACGTCTACGATCCCCAAGCAACTGTCACGCACCTGGAGTCTCAATCCGGCGCTGAACGCTGGTCAGCAGTCAACGACAACATCATCCGACTCCGAACCAAATGGAGCCAATAATGGCAATCACCAACGGCTACACCACCCTCAACGAGTTCAAGGCGTACCTGTTCCCCTCAGCCAACTACGGCACCGCCGAAGATACCCAAATGGAAGCCGCCATCGAAGCAGCGTCCCGAATCATCGACAACTTCACCAACCGACGCTTCTACCTTGACTCCACAGTCTCAGCTCGCGCCTACTACGCCGACACTCACATCCGATGCAGCGTCGACGACTTCTCAACCACCACCGGCCTCATCATCAAAACCGACACAGGCGACAACGGAACCTTCGACCAAACTTGGGCTTCCACCGAATACATCCTTGAGCCAGGCAACGGAACAGTCGGGGGAGTCAGCGGCCAGCCCTACAACACCATCATCGCCACTGTTCCAAAACTCTTTCCAGTAACCGGCCGACGCCCCCGAATCCAAGTCACCGCCAAATGGGGTTGGGCAGCCGTTCCACACTCGATCGAACAAGCCTGCCTCATCCAAGCCGCCCGCCTCTACCGACGCGCGCAAACCCCAGAAGGCTTCGCTGCTGGTGAAGGCTTCGGAGCCATCCGAGTCTCAACCCTCATCGACCCAGACGTCAAAATGCTCATCTCCCCATTCCGCCTTCGAGGCCAAGGTCTGGTCATCGGATGAACCTGGCATCAGTACGCGCAGGCATCAGCGACGTCCTGCAAAACGTCAACAACCTTCGAATCTACGAATGGATCCCATCAACGATTCAACCGCCAGCAGCCGTTGTTTCTCTTGGCACCGGCCAATACGACGCCGACTTCAATGAGGGAATGGTCGTCAACTATGGCGTCCTCGTCATGCTCACCAGGGCAGACGATCAACTCGGACAGCAACGCCTCGACGATTTCCTTGGACAAGGCACCGACTCCGTGTACTACGTCGTCGACGCCAACCCGACCCTCAACGGATCCTGTGACTCGGCACGCGTCACCTCATGGAATAACCCCGGAACCTTCAGCATTGGCGGCATCGAATATTTGGGTGTCGAAGTGAACATTGAGGTTCTCGGCTAAGTGAGAATCCTGACAGTAGAACCCGGCCCATCCTTCTCCGTCGCAGACGTCCATAACGGATGGCTCAAAGCCTTCCAACGCACCGGCAACCAAACTCAAAACTTCAACCTCGCCGACCGAATCAACTTCAGCGAAAACGCCATCAGAGGCAAAATCCCTGAAGCAGAGAAAGCCCACATGGCTGCTCGGATGGTTGGTGAACAACTCCGAGCCACCTGCTTCGACTTCTGGCCGGACCTAGTGGTCATCACCTCCGCCTTCCTGGTACCCCCTGAAACCTTCGACATCATCCGCTCACGGGGAATCCGAATAGCAGTCATCCTCACCGAATCGCCCTACGAAGACCCATCACAGCAACCAATCGCAGCTCGAGCCGACATCGCCTTCATTAACGACCCAAGCAACCTCGACACCTTCCGCCAAACACAACCCCACACCTTCTACAGTCCCCAGGCATACGACCCCGAAATCCACTATCGACGAGAACCCCAAGCAGATCTTCGTTCCGACTTCGCTTGGGTAGGAACCGCCTTCCCATCCCGAATCGCCTTCTTCGAACAAGTCGACTGGACCAACATTGACGTCGCTTTCGCCGGCAACTGGCAAGACCTCGAAGAACACTCCCCCCTCCAACGATTCCTCATCCATCAACCCGAAGGCTGTTTCCCGAACGAAGACGCCGCCGACCTTTACTCATCCACCAACGCCTCAGCCAACCTTTACCGAAAAGAAGGCGCTGATGGTTTCGACAAAGGATGGGCAATGGGGCCTCGAGAAATAGAACTCGCAGCCACCGGAACCTTCTTCCTCCGAGAATCACGCCCAGAATCCGACCATGTTCTTTCAATGCTTCCATCATTTACAACCCCCGAAGAGTTCGGTGAGAAACTAAGATGGTGGCTCGCACATCCCGACAAACGCCAAGACGCCGCTATGAAAGCGCGAACCGCGATAGCCGACCGAACTTTCGACAATAATGTCCGGCACATGCTCGATTGTGTCTCAGCTCTTCCGACAACCCTGACGAGTCGCTAGAAAACCCCAAACCCCAACCTCCACAAGGAGAATCCAATGGCACGTCGCCACGGCCGGAACGGCCGCCTTTACCTCGGAATCGCTACATCAGCAGCGGCTCCCTCATCTGTAGCATTCCTGAAGCAGTGGTCGGCAGAGTTCGGCAGCGACACACAAGAAGTCACCTCATTCGGTGATGCAAACAAAATCTATGTGTCCGGCCTTCCTGACGCCCAGGGCAGCTTCTCCGGCTACTTCGACGATGCGACTGCCCAGTCGTACACCGCCGCAGTCGACGGTGACGCCCGCAAGTTCTACCTGTACCCAGACATCACCAACGCCCCGAACGTCTACTGGTACGGAACTGGCTTCTTCGACTTCTCCGTCGACGCCCCTGTCGATGGTGCCATCACCATTTCTGGCAGCTGGCGCGCAGGCAGCACAGTCGCAAAGAACGGCTAATGGCCGTTGGGGCTGGGGTTTATGTCAGCAACTTGGCCGAGGTCCGGAAGTATCTTCGAAAGATACATCCGGACCTCGTGCCAGTCCTGCGCGAAGACCTCAAAACCGCGATCATTCTCAACACTCTTCCGGCAATCATTCGGAGAGTTCCAAAACGATCTGGCTACGCCCAATTCACAGTCAATGCCAGAGCAGGCGGAAACACCCTGTTCGTCCAAGCAGGCGGCAAGTCATCGGTCGCCCCATACTTTGGATGGCTGGACTTTGGTGGCACCTTGAGAAATCGTGGACCAGGACGAAATCAAACCATCGTCCGACCTATGATTCCAAAAGGCCGATATGTGTATCCGGCCATCTATGAGACACAAGACCGACTTGTTGAAGCCGCTGGCCGAGCAGTCGACAAAGCAGTCCAATCCGCCCTCAGATAAGGAACAGCCCGCCATGTTCGCAAAATACCGAATCACACACCAAGACGGAACAACCGTCGAAGCACCAGGCCGCAAGGTCGACGCCGTCAAGTTCGAGCGCCAGTTCAAAATGCCAGTCTCCAACCTGTTCGGAGAAGGCGGCATCTACACCGAACATTTGTGGTTCTTCGGATGGTGTGCCGAAAAACGAATTACCAGTGATCTTCCCGACTTCGACGAATGGATGGAAACCGTTGATGGGGTCGACATTCTTTCGGAAGAAGAAGAAGAAGAAACCCCTACGGACCCGAGTTCTTCACCCTCGCTGTAGCAGCGTTGGCGATTGACTCGGGTATCCCAATGTCCGTACTTTTAGAGGAACCCGACCACTACCTCGACGCTATGTTCGAAGTTCAAACAAGACGCAGAGAGTCCGCCGAATACGGTTCGGACGCTAAGCGTTGGGATGAGTGAGGCAACCGATGGCCGCTGGCACCGATAAAAGCAAAGTCAGGGTCGCCGTAGTCGGTGACGCTTCACAGCTCGAAAAAGAACTCCGCAAAGCCGAAGCACAACTCGGAGGGTTTGGAGCAAACGCCAAAAAGTCTGGCGACATTCTCCGCTCCGCTCTCTTCGGAGGCGCTGTCCTTTACGGAGCCAAAAAATTGGTGGACGCCGCTGGCGATCTCCAGCAATCCATCGGAGGAACTACAGCCGTCTTCGAAAACGCTTCAGGCGCTGTCAGTGACTTTACGAAAAATGCAGCCGACCTTGTCGGAATGTCCGAAAACGCTGCCAGAACAATCACTAGCAAACTTGGCGCATCCCTCAAAGGTTTCGGGATGTCAACCGATGAGGCCGCCAAACAATCCATCAACCTCACCACCATCGGCGCCGATCTTGCAGCAACTTTAGGCGGCAAAACAGAAGACGCTGTCAGCGCACTCGGCTCAGCACTCCGAGGCGAATACGACCCACTCGAGGCTTTCGGTATCGCACTCAAAGCCTCAGAAGTCAACGCCAAAGCCGTTTCTATGGGCTTGGCCTCTTCCGAATCCAATGTCAGCGCCTACGCCAAAGGCCAAGCAACCCTCGCACTAATTACCGAACGATCTGCCTTCGCTCAAGGCCAATTTGCTCAAGAAGCAGACACCGCTCAAGGACAAGCACAACGAGCAGCAGCGAAAACACAAGACGCCTCCGCCAGACTCGGTGAATCTCTCCTCCCGATCTACACCAAAATTCAGCAAGGAATCGGGACCGTGGCGGACGCGTTCACCGCTCTTCCAGATTCGGT